AACTTCTTCAAGAACAGTAATGTATTTCAATACACTTATCGGTGTAGTGATGTAATTTTCTTCAGCATTATCTTTGTAGTGCTTTAGTTGTTGTCCTCTGATTATAATTGTTTCCATTATTTCTTTATCTTAAAATTGCCTAATTTTTCTACCAACTGCTCCATCGTGTATTCAGGGATGTCAAATCCTCTTGTTACACCATCGGAATTTTTATAAGTTAGTTCGTTACCATTTGAATCTCGAGTGTATTCCCACCAATTTCCATTGGAATCTTTATAAGTTAGTTCCTCACCATTTGAATCGTATGTTCGTTCATACCAATATCCATCGGAATCTTTGTAAAACTTATAAACCATTTTACCCTCTTTATTATAGAGTTCTAAATTATCAGTTGTGCCTAAAATGTTTTTCATTGTGTTTTCTTTTTTATATTTTCAAACCATTCTTGTTCCGTTAATTTAGACGACCAACCGTACATTTCAGAATAGTCCATATTATCTTGCCCCTGTCTAAATGCTTCTCTTACTTCTTCCTCACTATACATTCTTTCTTGCATCCATTTAGCACCTTCAGTAAAACCTTCCACATAATCATAATATCCATTCCCTTCACTACTTTCAAAATCCCAATCTTTTGTCATAGCAATTCTTTCAGCAGCTTCTTCAAGTGTTTCTTGCTTAGGTTCTTCATATAAACCTAACTCTTCATCCCCTCTCATCATATCAATAAGATGTTGTTTTTGCTCTTGTTTTGGAATGATTATTTTGTAATGTGTTAAATCTTTGCCTACATAAAAATTATATCTGCATTGTACTTCAACCTCTTCACAACTTGGATTCTTAACAAACCACTCTAAAAACTCATCATCAATAGGTTGTACACCATCTAAGTCTTGGTCTGTTGTTAGGATGATTTTATAACCTGAAACACCTTGTCCTATACATTCATATACAGTCATTTCAGAAACATCAAACATATAATCCCCTTCTTTAATTTCTTCATCATTAGTGATGTAGATGTTTTGGTAAGAATCTCCCATGTTTTTCATTGGAGAATAATATTTACTTAAAAATAAACCTCCATATTTGCTAGTTGAATAAACTAATGGGGAATAATTGTCTGTTGGTAATATGTGTACGTTTTTCATAATGCTTTGATTAATTTAATAGTTAGATTTACTATATACATTACCCTTGAGAGCAGACTTAACAACTGAGCTCATTCCTTTTATTAACTGTGAAGCGTGAACAAATGAAGATCCCTTCTTTACCCTGGTAACATTTAGCTCCCTAATTACATAGTTAACAAATGATGATAACACAGAGTACTTATTGGAGATCAGTGCACCACCATATCCACGTTCATACAGGCTAACTATTCCATCAATAACTTCCTGTGGAGCTAATGCAAACCTGAGCTTATCCTTAAACATCTTATTGGCTCTAACATCCTCCCAACTAAGCTCCTTCTCCCAAGAATATTTATTAAGGTTATCAAGGGTCTTCTCATCTGGGTTATTAACGATAGCCATTACACGATCATAAAGAGCCTTGAACTTAATATCATATTCATATAACTGAGCGGCCTTACTAATAGAGTAAGATATGGTCGAGTGATCCATGTCCAGATACCACGAAGCAAGTGCCACATGGTTGAATCCTACACACTTGTAGTTATAAGATGCATTAACATCTATGTTGTTAGATGCACAGCTCGCCAGAACCTTACGTGCATCAGTAAAATCTCTCTCTCTTACCTTACTCCTTAAATCACTTTCCTCTATCCCAAATACGTAACAGACAACAAAACCTAAAGACTCTATCTGTTTTATCTCCTGCTCTGTAAACTTATCTCTTGTGTACTTCATTATTTATTCTTAATAAACTTATAAAAACCATTAACTAAATCAGGGTGATTAATCTTAACTACATCAGCTACACTGGCACCAGACTGGAAGTTAGCTCCCTCTGGAGTAGCCTTAAAATCTTTTTGCTTAAGTACTAAATCCTTAGTGTCTGGTATCAAGTTGTTCAATGACTTCTCTGCCTTAGCTATAGCTTCACCAGATAAAGTATCTTGTTTAGGTATAGATGTGTTAGCTACTGGAGGAGGTGAGCTCACCTTAACTAGATCAGCTTTCTTACGATCTGGGTTATCGATATCATCCTCATCTGTTGCAATATGGAAATACTTTAATAGGAAATACCTTTCTGCGTAGGTGTAGGCAGAACCGCATCCCTTGTCCCAGTCGTTTTGTCCGTTTGCACCGAATAGGTTTTCGTCTTTCTCTCCTGTTTCACAATCTACCCATGTGAATTTCATCATCACTTTGGATAGAATTTCTGACTTATTGCGTACATTACCTGCTTTATCAAGCAATGAATAGTCTTGGCGTGTGTTTTCGATTGATAGGACTTCTTGCTTTAATAGCAATCCTAAAGAGTTCATTAAGGGTTTAATCTCTCCTAATACCTTGTCTCCTGTTACATACCTGTAATTGAAAGCTGACTTGTCTTTACCTAATCCAACAACAGACTTTTGAATAGTTAATAACTTCTGATAGATGTTTTGTTTTTGCGTGTTTGTTTCCATATTAATTTAGTATAGTTTTATGTTTAATTTGTTTTTTGTTTTATTAGATAAAACTCTTTTAGCATGAGAATAGCTAATACCAAGAGCCTCAGCTGCATCCATTATGCAATTATACACAATACCTTTTGAAATATCAAGAACTTTTTTACTTTTTGGATGCAATCCTCTTTTGTGTACTCCTTTTTTGGCCAGTCTCATTTTCATTTTTGCTTCATCAGACATAACCCTGCCAATATTATAATTTCTAATTTTAGATTTAGTCTCTTCAGTATGTTTTCTACCATAAAAATTACCCTTATCGCCAATTTGCGATTCACTTATTTTTCTTTTAACATCATCTGATTTCGGCATTCTTAATGCCTTCATAGTTTTATTAGATACCTTCCTCCCAAAAGATCCTTCACCACCATCAGTCATATTACAAAGAATACCAGTTCCTAAATCTTTTCTTCCGTATAATAAAATAAATTCTTTTTCTTTCTCACAAGCTTCTCCCCATGATAATTCATCAATCAATATCTCTACACGATAGCCTGTTATCGAAATGATATTATTCCAATGTTTACTTCTATTTCTTTTATATTTAGACCTTTGGTAATTTTGATCAGAGCCTATGCCAATATAGAATGGTTCATTTTTATCTAACCTGATATGTCTGTATATGTATGCCATAAATTAAAAAAGCCCTACAATGGTTCAAGCTCTCGACTGCTATCCCCACCATAAGGCTGTAATATTTTTAATAGCTATGTATTGTCGAGATTTCAATAGCTTTATCTTTACAAAGATAGTTATTATATAATTATATTTTTAATTGTTCTCCTGTTTTTTTCATTTTGCGTTTGTTTAATTAATTGGCTGTAGAGGAAGGAGTCGAACCTTCAAGCTGACCTTATTTATTCGGTTTATCAGCGTCATCGAGACGAGATGATGTGTTTGCCAGTTCCACCACTCTACAGTATGCTTGTCTTTCCAAGCTGTCAGTTCACTTGACTGAACTTTTGTAGTCAGGACAGGATTCGAACCTGTATGAGAGTAGGCTATGTACACTAACCGTTTGAAGTACATCTCTGAAAAGCGTCTACCATTCCGCCACCTGACTATTATTCAACAAATATATGTTTTTCAACATTGTCAAACAAATTTATTTTAAAATAAATATACAATCCTACTTGAATAGCTTTATACTAAAAAAATCTCTCTTATCTGGTGACCTTCTCCACGTGACTTTACCACCCTCAAACTTCAACTCCTCGGCATCCTTCATCTTAGTGGTCAAATTGTTCTTTGCGAGCTGTTTAGCTTCCTCCAGAGCCTTTATTCCATCGTGAGCTGACTGATACTGCTCTAAGAATTTAAAGTCGCTCTCATCGCCTATAACAGAGCCCAGAGAGGAACCAAATCTCTCCTTGTTTAAGTCCTGCTCATCCAATAATTCTAATGGGTCAGGAGTAATCTCCTCAAGCATAGCCTCGTACTCTTCTTTTTCCTTCTCAGTCTTAGCTGAGTTCATTAAGTCAAGTATCTGCTTACCTGCCTTTACAACAACAGCAAACTCTCTGGTTTTAAAGTCTATCTGCTCAGCAAGAAAACTATCATACTCTACTTCCCTTACGTGAAAATAAGTTCCGTTCACCAGTACGCAGAACACGGCCACCTTGGTGTTAGATACCATCATCTGAGCCTGCAACTGGTCCATATATCCAGCAGTTATTCCATTCGACCATAGCCTGTAGTAGCTATCCTCTGTAGTCTTTAACTCTATTGGGGTGAGCTCAGGATACAACTCACCAGTCCAAGGAGAGTAAACCTCACCATCGTGCAGTCTATCTATACTAACAAATAAGTTCTCGTAGTCATCGTTCAATAAGAAGTAGTCAGCCTTCCTTGTGTTCCTTACCTTGATACCTCTCTCAAGGTTAAACAGGAATTGATCCTCAGAGTCTGTCCAAGCCTCCCAGTTGGCTGCTACTACTGGCTCCAGTAGATGACCAGCTACAGACTTATTAGTCCTCCACTCAGAGCTATACAGACCTATTAGGTGATAGAACAATCTTCTCGAACATTTCCATTTGTTAGAGCCAGTAATCACTGACACATCAGATGCTCCAATGCGTGTTACATCTAAGTTACCAATACCCTCTGTAGCTTTACGTTGAGCTAACCACTCTTCGTGAGAAGACCCAGTCCAATTTATTTTGTGTATGTTTCCCATATTGTTATTTATAATTTAGTTGTATAAGCGATATAAACATTCGGTTAGCCATTAGTTAGGCGAAAGTGCTACGTTCCTCGTTCTACCCAAACTTCCAATTCTTCGAGTGTTAAATTTCCAAATGTTGCTATTTGGCTTTCTGTATAAGGTTCATCCCAATATTCAATCAACTTACCTTCTTTTGTTGTAAATGATTGCCATATCTTAAATTCTCTCGGTGTCCAATCTTTTACTTTATCTGTGGTTTCAGTTCTGATACTTAACCCTATTCGGTGGTCAGAAAAGCCAAAATAATGCTTATTATTTAACACTCTATGTAAGTGCCAATAACCAAACAACGATACTAAATTAACCGCACCTTCGCCTAACAGCACATTGCCAAAAGTGGGGGTTTCGTTTTTTAAATTAACATTTGTCATATTATAAAGTTTTGTATTTCAATTAAACATTAGTGGTACAATGCCCCACCTTCGGCAATCTACAAAACGTTATAAGCGAGTTTAACATTCGCCTAAAAACGTTAATTATATATTCCATTTATATTTCTCTTTTAAGTGATTCCTGTAACTCTTCGTGTTCTACTATTATCTTACTCATAGCTGACACCTGCTCCCTTAGTTCCCAGAACCCAGTCATGGCGTGTACATACTGAGCATACATCTGATCGTATCCTGTTCTGGCCTTATCTAATGTCTTTAGTGATTTATTGAGAGATCCCCTGAGCTCCTCATCATCTGTAGTTTTAGATAGAATAAATATATCTCCATAGGAAATACCTAAGTCAAGGGAAACCTTTAACATCTCCAGGGTTTTATTTTGGAAGTGCTCGTAAACACTTAGCCTGTCTTCAATTCTCTTAGCGTACTGTTTATATGCTGACATAATTAAAATGGTGCGTCTAATTGTTTATGTTGATTATCAAACATTGTATTAGGTTGTATAGTAGATAGAGCTTCACTAAACGACTTACTCATATCTCCACACCTTAACTTCTTATCTCCGAATGTCTCATATAATGTATGAGTATCAGTATCGTAATACAGCTCAAATTGACCAATCTTGCCACTACCCAACGGTTTTGTTTTTTGTGTTATAATCCACATAGAGTTCTCTCTGTATGGGAAGCCTTGTCTATCGATACATCCGTAGGGGGTTCTCCAAATACCTATCATTTGAAAACCTGCTCTCCAGAAACTCTGGCCACCTGCAAGCTTACTTGGGTGAGGCTTAGGACTGTACTCTATGCCTGTGTCCTTGTCTACTATTACATCATCTCCTGCAAGGTGAGCAACCAATATGGTGTGTAGGTTCATTTTCTTAGATGCAGAGTTAATAAAACCAAGTGTGCTCAACACATAGTCCTGTATAGCCTTACGATCATCATCTAACTCCCTATCCAATAGATTAAATGGGTCAATACATAGCACATCTACCTTCATATCGTACTCTCTTTCTGCCATATGTACTTGATTGAATATGTCCCTAACTGTAAACCTTTCGTTGCCCTTACCAGAGAATGGGTTATGCTCAAGTATAATGAAGTGCTTATCAATAAACTCAATAGCCTTCTCTATCTCATCCTTACTAATCTTGTGAGCTCCTTTACCATATAATCTCTTACCAGTATACACCTGTATAAGATTCCAAACTATCTCACTTCTTCCTCCAGTCTCAGGAGAATAGATGCACACATTTAATTTATGATTCTTAGCTAAGTGAAGTAGAGACTCAGTAACAAACACGGTCTTACCCTGACCTGGGTGACTGTAGACATATGAGGTGTACCCTCTCTTAAAACTTATGTTCTCATCCCCTGTATTCCATCCACAGCTCCATCCCTTATCAAATGTAGAGTGCTGAGAGTCGATGATGTCTTGCGTAAACTCACTGGCCCTACTGTATTTTTTAATCATCCTCTAAATCCGTTACTTAGTTGTTTAATATAATTGTTACGTTCATACTCATCTTGATTAGACTTCCACTTGGAAAGCCTTAGCTCTACGTTCCAACTCTTCTGGTTCTCGAACTTCATCTTTGCTCCATCATCTTTTGCCCAGTACCTGTAAAAGTCATTAAGCATTTTAGATCCATAGGTTTGTAGGTAAGGAGACAGTGAGCCTATGAAGTCCTTTCTTCGCTCATCCTTAGTCTTAGGTATGGGTTGCTCTCCTTGAAAGATTCTAACGGCATTCTCAAAACTTATAGACTGACCCTCATTAACAATGTCAAGATCAAACCTATTAACAAATGCTTTAAGTAAATCAATTTGTACATTAGTTATTTTTGCCATAGTTTAATTTATTAATAGTTGCATGAATTTTTACAAATACTATTTCGTATCTTCATGAGTTACAGACTTTAACATATTTAGTATATCCGTTTGGTTGTCTCCCCAATAATGATCGCACTTACCATCCTTTATGGGTGGCTCTAAAAAGTAAGACTGTCTATACTCGCATGGTGTAGCAGTAAATCTGTAACAACTGTCTTTAGCTGGGCATCCTGTACCCGTGCACATTGATATATCTGGCATAATTTTATATTTTAATTGTGTTGCAAAAATTGTGCATTAAGTAGCACTTTTGAGTGTAATGTTTTATATAATGCACATTAATTCGGATTATTTCCGAACTGCATATCATTTTGTAACATTATAAGAAATGGGGCGGGCTGCAAATGAACTTGGATACCACCCAAGAGCGTTACTTGTTCGTCAACTTTCACGGATTGCGTGTAACATTCCCCACTTCTCATATTTGCGTTACGTTAAATAGGCTTATAGTAATGATCTACATTAATACCCTCTTTCTCTTCGTTCTTCATGATGAGCTGTACACCAAAGATAATAGCAGACAAGTGATCCTCGTCCTGCTCAACACCATTGTAGTAGTTAATCTCAAACTTAGCTAAGTGCCTATGAAGACTCTCTAACGCAGCCTCAGTAGGTTGGCCCTTTCTCCAGTTACCCTTATCGTAGTGATTAGCTCCATGCCTAAGTAGGTAACCATACCTCATACGTACATATGCATCAAGGTGGTTAGGTAATGACTTGTTGGTGTCGTTGTCTCTTTGACTACCAGTTTCAAATACTCTTTTATTACCATCTGTTTTAAAAATCAAATGTTCTTTTGCTTCATACCATCTACTTTCTAATTCTTGTTGGTTATCTATTTGAGGCTTTTTAATAAGTTGGCTGTAATACTCTCTGATTTTTAAATGTGGGTCTTTCATAAAGATTTGTTGGGGTTAGATTAGAAAATAAGGGCGAGAGGTAAACACTACTAAACCCACTCGCCCATTACAAACTAAGTACATGAAAAATTTACATCGGTAAATGTATGTAATGTAGTTGACACTACGAAATTTATTTACAATTTAGAATGATTCTAAGTAACGATATTTTATTTAAAACCAATACGGTATTGATATTTTTATATTATCATCCTTCTTGATATTAAAGAAGTTGAAGCCAGATCTCGAGTTACCGAAGTTTGTCTTTACCCAATTACTTGGTGGAGAAAATGCAGGGTAGTTGTAATAACTAAAATCATTGCTTGTCGCATCATCATATATGGCCTGATGACTATCGCCCTTAGATACTTCTATAAAGTTACCGTTGTATAGATTATATTGTTTACAGTAGTGATCTAACTTATCGGCTTGTATAGCATCTAATTTAGGCTTAAAACCAAACTTCATCTCACCTATATCCTTACCGTGCATCTCTACAAATGTATGTTTCCCAATTGTAAAATGATTAATAAATTTTTTAAGTGTATTTATTTTTACCTTACCATTATACCTTTCTGTTAATATTTTACTTACAGCAGACGATACGAAGTAAGAAAACAAACCAGAGTGATTATCATTTGTAATATCATTGCAAATTATTTCATCATAGTCATCAACTAAGCTATCTACTAACTTTATTTTAAACTTCAAGGCTAATTCAAAAGCTTCCTTATCATTTGTATTCTGTGGTAGTTCATGACCCTTTCTAGTTGTTTGTGCACCTAAACCATCTAGGTAATCACCAAGATCAGATATAACCAAGGTTTTTGATTTATGATAAGTCTTCACGTGTTGTATCATTAAATCTAAGCGACTTAAAACATCTTGTTCATCCCACTTTCCATCATACAAAGCATCTCCATCCTTTCCATTTACATTCATGTTTATATGAACGTCAGTATAAACTAACCTATCAAACCAATCATCATTAGATGTAGTATCATTTTTACTAACAGAAGAAACAATAGGATTTATATACTTTTGAATTATTTCATCTAGGTTCTTATCAATGTCAAATATAATTTCCTCATCTGGCGTATAGAAAACTATATTGTAAAAAGGTATGCCAGAATGGCTTATTAACTTATAACTTCTAATCTTACTTACATCTAATCCGTAGTGCTTACAGTAAGCCTCTATGTTCATGAGCTGACCATCATCACCTATTGCATTAAACCCATTATGAATCTTTTCTTTATCATTTAAGTAGTTATTACTTTCAGTAACACTAGCATTGTCTATGTTTAGGTCAATAGGTTTCTCTAATCTTAAGTACCTACTAAGCCTATTTCTGTACTTTTCAGAGTATTCAATACCCAATTCTAAACAGTGTCTTTTACAGGCATCTGTAATATTTTGCTCTTGCAAATAATACTCTAAAGCCTTGTCAATATTAAAGTCTTGCATAATTTCTTTTTATTTATTTACTAAAAAACTCACCGTCGTCATCATCATAGTCATCGTCATCATCATCATTGCTTTCACTATTTTTAATTTCTGAAAAAAAATCTTGTTGAGGACCTTCATTGTTTTCCCACTCAAATACTCCAGATATAGGTAGATTATTAAATAACATATGTATAAGGTCACCATTAGCATTTAGGTATATTAACATACTTAAATCCTCATCACTAGGGACTGTGTACTTAGGAAGTTTTTTTCTTCTGTTACTCATTGAACCAAGAATCAGGTATGCATTTATCTGCAAACTTAAAGTTATTCTTTACACACCAGTCAGCATACGTAGTACTAGCTCCCTTGTATAGTTTAGTTGCTGACCTAGTAAATACAAAACGAATGTCTTTATCTGGATGTTGAGCACGTATTAGTAAATGCTTCTTTCTGTCATCAATCATAAATCTCCCCTTGGTTTCTACAATAATACCATTGGGTAATATAAAGTCTGGAGTATAGACATGATTGCTTTCGGGGATAGTGTACTTTATTTTAGAGGTCTCATACAATAACTTAGCTCCTTTACTTTTGATATGTAGAGCCGTGATATCCTCTAACCCAGACCTAAAGGTTTTCTTTTTGGAAACTTTTCTTTTACTTCTTGTTACCTTGGCCATATTACTTTAAAAGAATCAGTGCACCTACTGCCCCAATAGCAATGCCAGGCAACAATAGATTAACTCGCTTCTCCGTAACGTCAAATGATTGTAGGTTATTTATTTTTACATAAGGATTATAATTCTTAACCTCAACAACAGATTTCTTTTTCTTAAGGAAACCCTGTGGAATCTTTTTAAATGATACACTAAGTGAATCACGAAAGACTATAGACTTCTTCAAACTATCATTCTTTAGTTCGATGTTGAGCTCAATCCACTTATCCTTGGTTTGATCCTTGAAGCTTGGCTTAGAATTAACTGTGTCTATCCTTACTTTGGTTACTGTATCGTAAACAGTTAGGGTCTCAAACACTGACGCTGACGTAGAGCCACTTTTAAGAAGATCTGAGAGACTTTTGTTCTTGAGTGCTAATACCTTACCTAAAGACTTCTTGTCTGCCTCTAAGAGCTTTATTTGAGCTGTGCTGGAACCATCCTTATTCTTGTAGTATCTGATGGTATCTTGTAGGTCGTAGAACAGCTCTAATTCTGTTTTATTAGATACGTTTTCTGTTGAGGATGACGAGGAAATATAAATGATTATAAAAGAGATTAATAATGCACCTCCAATCCAGTATAGCCACTGTTTCATAGTATTATATGTTTTATATTGAGAGCTAAGATATGGAGTACTTTCTATAAAACCAAATTTAATTTGATTTATCTCGCTTTAGGACTAAGTTTTCGGTCTCTAGTTTCTTAACCTTTAATGAAAGATCTACCTCCCTGACAGCCATAGCCGACAATTTAGACTTGAGGTCCTCAATCTCGTTTTTCATTATGGTTATTTGTTCTTGTAAGTCTTCCACTAATGTTTTATATGCGTCTGAAATGTAACTTGCTGCCTCTGCTGAATGCTTCTTTTTAGTTGCCGAGTTAGTAAACCAAGCGGTTGCAGCATTCGATATTATTAAAATAACTGCTTGTATTAATACATCAGAGCTCATAATATAATTATATTTTTATATTACAAAAGTATAAATAATATTGTAAGTTATTTTACAGGGGGTATAAACTCTTTTGAGTAATTGTATCCATCAAAAATACTACCTACCATTAACGGATTATTCTTATTAGAATTGTATGCCCAGTCATTGTATCCCTTATCTTTGAACCTATTTGCTATTAGTTCGTTATAGAAATACATAATAGTGCGAACCCTGCGTTGAATGTCTCCCCTGGTAGCATTGTGAGTGTTCTGGCCAGATTGATTATTGTATATTTTTTGATCATAACCTAATGCTTTTATGTGACAAAATTCTGTATTTAAAAATGAACGTACAATTAACTCGTAGTCATCAGCTATGGCTAGCCTTCTGTTGTGACCTCCTATACTATGGTAAAAGGATTTTCTCCATGCTCTAACGTGGTTAGGTACACCAACAATGTGACGTATAGTTTTAGGGTTAATAGGAGATGCAATGGCTACACTTACCTCTCTGCCTTTATGTAACTGAGTTTCATACTTACCGTAACTAAATGAGAAACCATCCTCATAGGTCATTGAGTTACCGTACTCATCTGTCTCTATGCAGTCAGTGTAAAAGAATCCTACCTCTGGGTGAGCAGTTGATGCCTGTATTAAGTAGTCTGTACAGTTTGCATTTAGCTCATCATCGTGGTCAAGCTCGGCCAGTATCTCACCAGAGCATAACGATGCTGCCCTGTACTTAGCCTCACCTATAACACCACCAGACTTCTTCTTAAACTCGTGGACCTTAACCCTGTAGTCTAATGCAGATATCTCGTTAAGAATGTTTCTTGTTACTGCACAGTTAGGAGAGTCGTTTACTATAACCCATTCCCAGTCATGTGACGTTTGACTATAGAGTGAATTGTATGCAATCCATAGCTTATCCTTTGTCTTGTATGCAGATGTAAAGTAGGATATGGTAGGTCTGTGAACATCTAATATAGCATTCATAGCTACATTATAAGCTATCTCTCCTAAGTTCTTGTCGCCTTTATCTAGATGTATCCACCTCTTTCTTAATTCTGCTGGCTTTGAGCATAAAAGATCATAATAAATACCCTTCCTTCCTATAGTTATAATGGAGTCTGGGTCATCCTGTAGTGAGTCTACTAACCTCAAGGATGTATCCTCGTAACCTAGATGAGATGCAGAATGTAGCTCACTTAAATGCCTACCTCCCTTACAAAGAACTTTTGGGACTGAGGGGGATGAACTAGAGTTTTTTTTTACTACCTGATCTGGTCTATCAAGGTAGTTATAGTAGCATAGCTCCTTTTTTATAAACGTAAAGTCTTCTGGGACCCTCTTGTATAGCTCCTCTATAAACTCACCATCACCACAGTATCCTGCTTTAAATGAAGTAAGATTCATTACCTCTGAATGGAAAGTAAACTGAGCTAAGTCTATTTTACTAACTACTGTATTCTCTGGTGAGCACAGTCTAATAGAGTCATCCTCTAACACCTGATTGTAGACGAATATATTTGAGGTCGTGTTGCCCTGTATTAAGCTCTCTAACGAACTAAAATAATCTGGGTGAACTATATTGTCATCGTCAATAAGAATGTTCCACAAGCCCTTATTTGAGCTTATAACCTTATTCATCTCAGGGTACAGGTATGAGCCCTTTTTACTATAAAATATTCTATAGCTCGCACCTACCTTAGTTAGCCAGCCAAGTAGCTCTAATTCTATTTCAGCTAAACAGCTCCCATCGAATACAACAGTCCACTTAAGTCTATCGTATCCGTTAAATGAGCTATGAATTTTTTTTAGATTGTCTGGTCTAGTACACCTAGTTATAACGTGAAACATTAGTGTCTAATTAGATTTTTCAAACACCTGAAGCAGTTGCCCCTTACCTAATATAGTTATAGATTCAGAGTCTTTAATAAAGGTTTTTAATAGGTTTTGATCTGAAGTATCTAAGTCAACAACCTCACCATTATTTAATTTCAAAGATAGCTCCCAGAACTTAATAGCGTCTCCCTTTGTTTGATTAACCAGTGCTCCAGCCAATAGCTTACCTGCATTAGCTCCTTCTATTTCTTTTGAATCAAGGTCTAGCAGGTTAAAGTTAAAATTTAATTTCATAATTATGTATATAATATTTAGAACCAAATATACATATATGTATTTACAATTACAAATTAGCTCTCTGCTGGTGATTATTCTATTGGTTCAGTTTCTGGCTCAGTTGGCTCTACCACTACTTCCTCAACTATTGGCTCAACAACAGGAGGAACGTAATCTCCTATAATAGTTAAATTAAGTTGACCTGCTATCCAATCCCAAGCATAACTATCTGTCTGCCATTCAGCATAAGCCTCACCTGACATTGTTAAATTACCTGATGATAACTGATTAGATATATTACCATCAACCGTACTGAACAACCCCCACCAAAAATTAGCTGATTGATTTAGTTGTACGTTAATTGCATAAGTATTTAATACTGTTGCTTCTTGGACTATGCCATTATCCCATATAGAGATAGGAGTTATTGTTTTCATATTTAGTTATTCTCTAATTGTGTAATTCTGTTATTTAATTCTTGTATGGCTTTAATATATACTGCGTGAAGTTGGTCATAATTAATACCCATTTTTCCTGTTGATGGAGTTGTGAATACCGCTTCTGGTATTATTGAATGCATTTCTTGTGCTATATTTCCATTTTGTCTACCTTCGCCAAAGTTTTTATAGTTATCAATAAATTCAAACCAAACAGGATTCATTTTAACTATTTCATTTAAACCATATCCGATAGATTGAATATTTTGTTTTACCGATACATCGGATACAGGTGCTGATAAATTTCCACTTGCATCTGCCAAAACCGCTCTGCTTCCAGTACCTGCAAGGTTTCCTATTTTTACTACCCCTGCACCTGAAATGACTAAACGGTCTGTAAATGATGTTGATAATATAAGAGAGGCTGCTTCTATTGTTAAATTAGTTCCATCGTTAAATAAATAAGATTTATAAGCTCCTCCGCTACTTAGCACTATAAGACTTGTGCTTGTTCCGTTAATATCTAATACTCTCCTACCTGCAGCAGATAATTGAGGAGTTGAAATCCCAATGCCTACGTCACCACCTGATGTGATACGCATACGTTCATTATTTCCATTAGTATTAAATGCAAGTGCATTTTCAGAACGTAATATAAAATCAGTAGCAGCAGCACCACTTGTTAAAAAACTTCCATTTCCTAAATATCCAACTAAAGTAGATGTATTAGCAAAGTATTCTATCGCTGCACCCACAGTTTGTGTTGTTGTTAATGCAGTAACTCTATTTACAGTACTTTTAACATGAAGCCTTGTTGAATATATAGATGTTGTATCTCCAATGTATATATCTCCACCTGATGTGATACGCATACGTTCAGCATAAGTTGTTCCTGAAAAGAAAGTCAGTGTTTCTCCTTGAATATTTAAAGGTCTTGCGTTACCTCCATTAAGACTAATAATTTGTTGGTCGTAAATATAAACACCTGCTGCAGTATTTCCTGTTAATGACGTTCCTGTAAATAAACCTGTCCCATTAACGTGTAATGATTGAACAGGACTTGTTGTTCCTATACCTAGGTTACCACCTGATGTGATACGCATACGTTCAGCACCATCTACATTAAATATTAAATTAGAATTACTAAATACATTAGAAGTGTCTGCACTTAAAATTAAATTACCTGTAACGCCATAACCGAAAATATCTGCAGCTAAAACATTGTTAGCCCAAAAAGCTAAACCTGCGTAAAGTGGAGCTGAAATATTGAAACTCCTTACATCTGTTCCACTTGAATAGTTTGCTCCTCCAAATCCACCATTAGTCCCGTTATCAGTAAATAAACTATCTCCTATTGCAGTTGAACTTGTAAACTTAGGTAGAGTATTGGTTGTACCTGAGCCTGTAATCGTACCAGGTCCCTGTGGTCCTTGAAAACCTTGAGTTCCTTGGAAGCCCTGTGTACCTTGAAATCCCTGAGCTCCTGTAGCACCCTGTGCACCAGTATCACCTTGAAATCCTTGAGGTCCTGTAGGTCCTTGTACACCTTGCACACCCTGTGGACCAGTAGGACCTTGAGCACCAGTAGCACCCTGCACTCCTTGAGGACCAGTAGGACCCTGGTCTCCTTGAAAACCTTGAGTACCCTGAAAGCCTTGAGCACCAGTTATTCCTTGGAATCCTTGCGTACCTTGAGCTCCCTGAAAGCCTTGGTCTCCTTGGAAGCCCTGTGCTCCAGTATCTCCTTGATGACCCTGAAAGCCTTGGAAACCCTGTGGACCCTGTACACCCTGAGTACCCTGAGGACCAGTATCTCCTTGAGCACCTTGAACCCCTGTAGCTCCCTGTGGTCCTTGAGGTCCCTGATCTCCAGCTGGAGCAGATAAACTGGTAACTACATATGAATAATTAGATGTACCCTCAGTATAGAATGTAACATTGTGACTTGATGAACCAGATGATTCTCTAACATACAACCTAACAACCATCCTATCGGTAGGGTCTATAACTATGCTAGGAAAAACAACATCAAACAATGTCTCAACTGGAGTCGATGCGTCTATATATCCAATAGATGCGACATTGGTAGTTAAAGTAGAGCCTATTAAAGTACCAGTTGAATCAGCTAATTGTAACTCAGCAAATGCATCAATATCATTACCTGCATTAGCCTTTAAAAAGTGTATATGGAATCTTTGAGAACCAAATGGTATTAACGACTGACCTATTTCATCGGATATGAAGTCACTAACCAATACAGGTGTAGTTCCACTTGTTGTTGCTACAACAGTTTGTTCTGCAGCACCAGATGGTTCAATCGATAGTACCTTGTAACCAGATATAGGTGAGCTCTGCGACTCATTGAAATAATAAATCAATCCAGCACTAATACCTGTTGGACCTTGGTTACCCTGTGTTCCTTGTGTTCCTTGGAAGCCTTGAAAGCCCTGTGGTCCTTGAACTCCTTGGAACCCTTGAGGTCCTTGCACTCCTTGGTCACCTTGTGGACCAACATCGCCTTGGAATCCTTGATGACCTTGGAAACCCTGCGTGCCTTGAAAGCCTTGAGGTCCTATCGGTCCTTGAGTTCCTTGAAAGCCTTGGTCACCCTGTAATCCCTGAGTACCTTGGAAGCCTTGTGGGCCTATAGGTCCCTGTATGCCTTGTACACCTTGAGGTCCAGTAGAGCCCTGTATACCCTGTACGCCTTGAGTTCCTTGTGTACCTTGGAAGCCTTGAGCACCAGTAGACCCTTGAGGACCTTGTACGCCTATAGGACCCTGAGCACCTTGAGGACCAGCTGCTCCTTGTGGGCCTGTAATACCTTGAGGTCCAGTAATACCCTGAGGACCTTGAGTTCCTGCAGGACCCTGTGGACCAGTTAAACCCTGAGGGCCAGTGAAGCCTTGAGGTCCTTGGTTACCTTGTAGTCCCTGTGGACCCTGAAAACCTTGTGGACCTGGGTATCCTTGTGGACCCTGTGGTCCTTGTACAGTAATTGCATTTTCTACATTAGGGATTATAAGGGATTCATCAAAATCAATCGGTTCATTGTTAACAGGAACAAGACAATTTAATTTTTTATATAAATCCTCAGTAACCGAATTTGAACCACCAAGACCCTTGTCGAGCTGATATTGTAAAGCAGTTAATAATAAGAATACACAAGTTGCTTTATTAAATAACTCATAGTTGACATCTAATGAATAAACAGAATCATCTACAAACTCATCCATCAAGTTAGCAAAATATAAGTTGCCTTGTTGTATTTTAATGATCAGATCTTCGTTAGTAATTGCCATACTATATACTATTAATATTTTTATTTATTTAAACTAATCCACAATAACAAGGTACATCCGTATTTGAATAAGTACTGGTTATACACTCTACTGGAACATCATCAACAAGATAATATAAAAACAATCCTCCAAAAGGTGATTGAACACAGAAAGTAGCAGGGCTACTAAGTGATGTTGTTGTAGGCACTCCACAACAATCAGTAAATGAGAAATATATAAATCCATCACCTGCCAATAATTCATCTTCAGAAGGAACTACACTAAATTCACTACAAGGTGTCACTGGTGTAGCTGCAACTAAGTCTGACTTAACTACCAATTGATTGCTGCTCTTTGCTGCATACGGAGCATAACTAACGTCTATGTTAACGTAGTCATTAGCCTCAGCTTTTGTTATTTGTTTTAGTCCTGCAGGTATAGTATTCTTCAAGGTAAACACAGAGGTATCTACTGCATCCTGTAGATTATTAAGTGATACACATTGATTAGCTGCTATTCCTGCCCAACTCATTTTATTTTAACTTAGCTTTTAGTTCCCTTATCTCTTGATAAAGTTGATGAATCAATACCGTGTGTACGTCTAAGTACTTAACCGAGGTTACATCCTTGTCTGTCAGTTCAGGCATCAATGAATGTATTTGCTCTGCAGAGTAACCATACCTTACATCCTTACTTTTATCTGTCTTACGAGTGTATTGTATAACATCTAATTTAAGATTAGTTAATGGGTTAGTCTTTATTATGTCCTTACCTGCTACACTTGAAGACTCAAAGAATGCAGATGCAGTTAAACTACTACTAAACGAACCAGATGTTCCTCCTAAGGCTCTACCATTCAATGTTACAGTGGTACCATCATCTGTTATAGCACTATCGCCTATTGTACTTGAAGCTGTAAACTTAGGTACAGTATTGACTGTTCCTGTTCCTATAACATTACCAGGTCCCTGAGGACCTTGCACGCCTTGAACTCCTTGAACACCTTGTGGGCCAGTGAAACCTTGAGGCCCTGTAGGTCCTTGAGCTCCGTTAGGACCCTGAGGTCCAGTTGGTCCCTGAGGTCCTGTAGGTCCAGTAGGTCCTTGAGGACCAGTGAAACCTTGCGGCCCATTTGGTCCCTGTGAACCAGTTAATCCTTGTGGTCCTATTGGTCCTTGTGGACCAGTTGTTCCCTGAGGACCTGTAAATCCTTGTGCTCCTGTAGAACCTTGAAAACCTTGAGTACCACGCATACCTTGAGGTCCTTGCGTGCCTTGGAATCCTTGTGATCCTTGGAAACCTCTTGGTCCTTGGAAGCCTTGTGAACCAGTAGTACCCTGTGCTCCCTGTGTACCCTGTGGACCCCTTATAGGTCCAGCATTATCCCACTCTGCTCCATCCCAAACATATCCATCTCCACTGTCTAATACAACATATAGGTCACCAACCGTATTGCCTACAGATGGAAGGTTACCAACCGACTGTACTGCACCCTTTAGTACAACACTTGTACCGTTGTTACCTTGAAAACCTTGGGGTCCTTGAACACCCTGTACTCCCTGGGGTCCTATTGGTCCCTGAAAGCCTTGATATCCTTGAGCACCTTGAGGGCCAGTGAATGCAGAAGGTATTGAAATAACAGGGCTTAAGAATGTAGGGTCTAATACAAACGATGGAGACCCAGCGAATATACCTAAGCAGTTCATTAACCTCTTGTACAAGGCCATGCATACAGGATCATTAGTATAAATACCTCTATAGTATAGGAAGTTTATAGCCTCTATAATTAGAAATAAACAGTTAATCCTTTGCTTTAGTTCACTATCTACTGGTTCTAACTCCTCTGTCTCATCGACATATTCATCCATTAGTATAGCAAAGTATTGCTCACCATTTTGAATCCTATATAATAGTTCCTGTGGAGTTAACATTATATATAACGATATTAATTATTTAAGTTAGCCTGAACTAATGCAGTACCAGCAATACAA